ATGTATTCCCATTCTTTATTTCCTTCGCTTCGTATCTGTACGCTGTTTATCTTGTAGAACTCACCTTCATAATTAATCACATCATTGCTTCTCGTTGGTCTCTCAGTCTCATATCTCATAATGAACACCTGATCATAAGTCCATTGGCTTTGCTGGTAGTCATTTCTAGGCAATCCTTGTCTATCTCTTGCCTCGGCCCACTTTGTCCAGTTGCCAGTCTCAACAGCAATTAATCCGCCAAACTCATTCTTAGCAGTAGTGTAACGATATATGGTAATGCGTCTATTTAACTTATACACGTCTGTATGGATTTAGTAGATTCTTAGCAATTGGACTGATATCATCAACGCCTATGCTTCTGTTATCGTATAGATAATAAATCTGATTAAGAAGAGCAGTTTTTAATACATTAGGTAACTCAGAATAACCAGTGTTATAATCAATAGTAATATTTTTATCTCTTGGTGTAGCGAGTCTCTTGAATGAGTTGCCAATAATAGTGTAAGAAGTATCAAGCACAAGAACGTCACCAGCTTCATTAGTAACCTGGTAAATCTCAATAAGAGGTCCGTAAGGTATGTAAATATCTCCATTGATATTATTTAGGATAGCAACGGCATCATGAACAACAAATCCAACACCAGTATAAGCTTCACACTGCTGTCTCGCTGCTGTGATTAATGATATTATTAAATTATCATCAGTGCCTATATCAACCTTACAGAAATCTTTAGCTTCAACAAGTGTAACTGGTTCTGTAATGTCAACATCATTAAACTCGATATCTAGCACCGAATTGTAACCAACACCTTCCCAACTGTATAGATTCATCATTTATTATTTTAAAAAAGCCCCTCCCAAATGAGAGAGGCTTTTATTATCTACATTACCAAACCACAACCCTTAATTATACGTTTCCTAAGTCAGCATAGATTGCAGATGTAGGTAACATCAAATTGATGTTCTCTAAACACTCAATTCTAGCTGTGATTAAGTTACGTTGGAAGTTGTCGCTATCTTCCATAGCAAACTCGATTACCAATGATTCAGTTTCAACTCTCTCTAAGTAATCAGCATCGATGATCAAAATCTTGTCATCAGTAGCCCATGAAGCAGAGATGATTGGAGTACCACCGATAGTGATAGAACCATCAGGAGCAGATACAACACCACCAGAACCTTGATAGTATCCGTTAGTATAAAGCAACTTGTTCAAACGAGCCAACTGAGTTGGATTAACGATTGCATAAGAAGCATTGAAATTAGCGTTAGCTTGGTTAGCCAACAAATCAATGATAGCTTTTACATCATCAGTTTCAGCTGTAGTTGTTGAACCAGTAGCAGCTGCAGTAACTGTTGAATAGAAGTTAGCGTTTTCAATCTTGTAGAAATCACGCATTAACAATCTTGGTAAAGTTGACTGCATATATGGTAATTGCTTAGCCATTTGCTTAGAGAAACGAGCAAAACCTGCGATGTAGTTTTCTACAACTTTGATTTCACTGAAATCGTAATCTACTTGACCTTTAACAGCTCCTTCAGTTTGTTGAGCGATAGCACCTTCACCACCAGTCTCACGATATTGAACATAAAGACCAGTTGGAGAAATAGCTGTAGGGATTAAATCTCTCATGTTGATTTTCTGAGAAGGCAATATAGCCTGACGACCACTGTAAGAAGCAACGCCATCACCAGTTAAATTAGCTGATAACAACATATTTCCTACTGCTTTCAATTCCATTCTGAAAGGGTGACCTTTCTTTACGCTTTGAATAGCATCGAAATTCTTCTCTAATCCTTCAGAGAAAGCTTCTCCAAATGATTTCTTCTCGCTCTTAGTTGAGCTAGTAGATTTAACACGAGTCTGAACGATGTCAAGTGCTTTAATAGTTGCAGCCATGTCAGCTTTAACTTTAGCTACTTCTTCAGTCATAGACTTAACTGCATCAGCAGAGTCATTACTTGCAAAAGCACCAAGCTTTGCGTTTACTTCAGCAAGAACTGATTTCAATTGATCAGCAATCTCACTCTTGGTTTTCTCAGATATTGAAGTTTCAAGCGTTGACTTCAATCCTTCCAATTCCGCCATTAATTCTTTCTTTTCCATATTGGATAGATTTTGTTTTTATTTTAGATTATTGTTAAACTGCCTAATTATATCCGCAAAACTTTCTTCTGGCTGAATGGCTTTCACCGGTTCAGTAGTACTCTTCATATCTAGGATTAATTGTGCTAATTGTTTTGAATGTAATAACAACATCTGAATGGTATCATCTGTTGCTGTCGTGTTCCTGCAGAACTTATCTATTGCCTCATGCTTAGCCACCAACATATCAAAGTCATTCATAGACTTTAATGATGTGATTGGAGTTAATGGATTTGCTCCCCATGCAGTAAGTGAACTTCCCTCATACAACTTTATCTCAGTAATCTCATACTGCCCTGCAGTTGGATTCTTAAGATAGTTTTCATAGGATTGGATTTGATTGCGTTTGATAATCTTAAAGCCAATAGAATGCTCTGTAATTAATCCACTCTCAACCATTTTAATGAAATCTTCACCGCCCTCATGACTTCCTATTTGTGACTCATATGCCAAGCCATAACTATCCTCATAAAGCTTTGTCAGCACACCTAATGGCAATGATGGATCATGATTAAGAAGATGCTTGATTCTTGGAAGCGTTGACTCTGGACCTTGCTCTCTTATTGTCTTAGTGAATGCGCCTGGTCTGATAATATCGCCATCGCCATCCACATTATTGAACTTAGAGAAATAACCGGTTACAATCCCTTGCTTAGGATTCATATCCATTATCTCCGCTGAGAGTACTTCTGTCTTAATGTTAAAGATATTGGCCACGTTATAAAGTTAATTTATTTTGATTTAATTACAAAAATTTATCTTCTGATAATTCTGCCCTGTGAATCTCGCTTAGATTGGAAAGCCACGACACACCTGCAATTAACCACCTCTGCTGCTGGTACCGCTAACCCATTAGGCTGCTTCCTCACACCAGGCTGCATCATCTGAATGTCTCCTAACTTCTGTGATTTCAAATTGAATGGCTCATTAATATCAATTGTTGTGCCATCAATGGTCACATGGTTAGCCCATGCATTATGCCTTGTCCTTTTGTCCTTCACACTAATCCATATCTTCTCCATTACATTACCTGATGTCTGAGCATATATCATAGCCGCACCATTGGCAGCCGTTACCGTCTCTGTCCTAGCAATACGCCTTGCTCTCATTGGTCCAAGTTCTGATGATGTTGTTATCTGTCTTACTATATCATCAAATGACGCACCGGTCATGGCTGCATCTGACAATATCTTTTGTATTACTTCCTTAGTGTATGCCGTAATATCCTCAGCATCATTAAGCAAATCAATGCCATAATATTGGCGCATCAGTTCCACTATTCTTTCATTAAATCCCATCTGTCCGGTTGCCTTCGTCATTGATACCTTCGCAACTCTTGCCCACCTAGTGCCTACTGTCTTATACAAATCTACCAGCACCGTATAGATGGGAAATGATGGGATAGCCATAATATCCTGAGTCTTTATAAATGCAGCCACCTGAAGCTTTAACGCAGCAGTAAACTTCTTTTCATAGTATTTCTCATACCGCTGCTGGAACTTATGCCACTCGTAGTAATATTTATTTTGTTCCGCTTGTGTCATTTAATCTTTCGGCTAAGGTCTTTTTAACTTGCTCTATCTTCCAGTTGTTATGGTCACGCTTTCTAGGACATGATGGATTAGGTAGCTGCTCAATAATCATCATAGCTATCTTCTTCTCTATGATTCTAACTATCTCCTCTATGGATTTAGTTTCAACCATTACTCACCAGGCATAGTTACATCAGGAACTGCTCCCAAATCTGTTATCAATTGTTTGCCTGCATCAATTATTATCTGGTCCATCATTGGTTCCTCTAACTCCTCAAAGCCCATCATATCTCTTTTCTCATTTGGAGTTGTCCACCACATTGAATTAAGAGCATCAGCTTGCATCTTCATGTCTTCCTGTAGTGCAGGTATCTCACTCAAATCAATCTCAATCGTTCTCTTTACTCCATCTGTTGAATACATTGGAATAACTCCCTTCATTAATGCATCCCTGAATAAATAGATATTCGGAAGGATTGAGTTAGTATAAAGCATCTTCTCAGCTGCTGCAACATTATTAAATGTGCTGCTGTCTTGATTGTTTAATAGTATCTCAGGAAACTTGTAAGCATTGCAAAGCTTTGTAAAGTCTATGCCTGATAATTCACTCACGTCCATATCTGCCATAGATAGTCCAAGCTGCAAATATCCCATCTCACCAGCTGCAAAGTATGGCGCACCCTTGTTGGAAGAATTACGCAGATAATTAGCAAAGTCATTCTTACGCTGGCCTAATGTCTCAATTGCAAAGTCTGACTTCTCATAAACAATACCAGGAACGCCTCCATTCTGCATTTGTGCTACACTCGCATCCATTGCAGCATTCCACCTAGTCAATCTCTTACT